AGGAGTGCTTGATAACCAATTTTACCTTTGGCCCACCCCCACCACTTCTGAGGCTGATGACATAATTTACTTTGAATACCAGTCTACACAGGCTATGCGGCCCCAACTCTGGGTTGCTTCAACTGCTTATATAACAGGGGATTATTGTTGGTATAATGGAAATATTTATACATGCGATGCTGGGGGTACTTCTGGGAGCACCGCTCCTACTCATACTAGTGGCTCTGCTTCCGACGGAAATCTTTCTTGGACTTATTCGGGGGACGATTATACTGAGTATCTTGCTGATACCGATGTTTGTCATCTAAATGAACACTTAATAGGGCTAGGTGTCCAGTGGATGTATAAGAGAGCTAAAGGACTATCTTATCAAGATTTACGTGCTGACTTTGAGCGGCTCTTAAAGAGTCGAGCAACGTCATTAAAGGGTGCTAAAGGCTTGCAAATGACAAGGCTTATGCATCCTAGATTCATTTCATCTGCTAATGTGCCTGATACAGGCTATGGGACATAATTATGGCAAGAGGATATAGACCACCTAGAAATATACCAAGACCGCAAGCGTATCCAAAGCCGGCGGTAGAACCAAGAAAAAGTGCCGTAAGCATACCTAGTATTGCTCAGTCCGTGGCTGCTATGCAGCAACAACAGGCTGCGGCTAATCAGCAACGTGCTGCTGCCGCTCAAGGTGGAGCTGCTGACCCTTGGATGACTGCACTTATGAGCTTGGCTGGAGCTGCTGGATATGGGTATGCAACGGATATTGGCAAACAGGCAGCAAAAGAGGGTTGGGGAAATGTATTAAGTGAGCAGTTTGGCTATGATAGTTGGACTGACCTTATTCCCGACGATATTAGCAGCTACTTCAATCTCGGTGGTGCAGAGAAAGCCTCTGCCAGCCCTCTCGCAGAGGTAGGGGTTGACTCTGCATCCACCATTTCTAGTGGTGTTGGAAGTGGTGGAGTCGGAAGCGGTGGTGGTGTTGGTACTGTAGCTACTCCAGAAATAGTTTCAGCAAGTCGACTACCCGAAACTCCAACCATACTTTCAGGTACACAAGTTACCGGCCCTGGATATGGTGCAGTAGCAACGGACATTGGTGGTATGGGGCCAGTAGCTAGTGGTGCACAGTATGGTGGTATGCTCGAAGGGGCAAGTGCTGGAGCGAACATAGGACCAGTAGCCAGTGGTGCTGAATATGCTGGTATGTTGCAGGGTGCTAGTGCCGCAGAAGGTGGAGGATTCTTTGGAGCTGGTGGATTAGGAGCACAAGGGGGAACTCTTTCTAATTTAGGAGCGGCAGCAGGTGCTTATGGAATGTATGATATTGTTGACCGATGGGGCGAAGGTGACCGCTCTGCTGGTGGAGTAGCTAGGGGACTTGGTCAAGGTGCGGCCTCTGGTGCACTTATTGGTTATCGAGTTGGTGGGCCATACGGAGCTATAGCGGGTGCTATCATAGGTGGATTAACTGGCCTTACTGGAACGCTTGTTAAGACCGGAAAGCACGAAGACCAGATTAAGCGAGATAAGGCTAGGGATAAACTAGCCCAAAGAGGCTTAGCTACTATGATTGATGGTAGCCATCATATACTACTTCCCGGTGGTGCGACTTTCGATATAGGTAAAGATGGTGATGCGTTAATGGGCCAAGATGCGGAAGGTAATGAGTATAGGTGGTACGATACTACTCCTGAGCAGATGCGTAATCCTCTTTTTGCTAATGTTGGTAAGGCAATCCTTCCAATTATGTATATAGCTGGAGAGAAGAACCCACAGATTGCCGGTCAGATGGCTAACTACCTAACACATGCTGCTATGCAGTCAGCAGACCCGAAGGGAACGCTAGTTGCTTGGTATAGACACCTCTTCCCAGAAGACCCAGAGATTAATCGAACGAAGATAATTGAGTACATAGGTAGAAATTACGAGATGTGGGGCATGAGTCTTGAGGAAGCTCAAGCAACTCAGAATGCTCTAAATTATCTCTTCCAGGAAGGATATGATGTAGAAGCAGCCGACCTAGAACATCAAAAATGGATGGATATATACCTCCAAGACTTTGATTATGCGGCGGCCAAGCAGGGTCAGGGTGGTGGAATAACACCCCAACAGGCACAAGCCCAGGCTGGGTTGATTGATATTAATCCTGCTGATGAGGATGAAGAACCGCCAGTACAAACTAGTGGAGGATTGACACTCTAATGGCATACCGACCACCTCAAACATTGATGGAGCTGGAGGCACTTCAGGCCCAAAAGCGGCAACAACAGCGTATGCAATACCCTACTGGAACTCCTGGCATACCTCGCCAGCAACCCAATCCTGCCGTAGCGATGGGTAACTTCGATGTTGAACAAAATGCTCAACTACAGCCAGGGTCATACAGACCGTGGATGGGTCCGGCAGAGGGAGCGGGAATGCTTAACAACATGGGTGCTGACCCTCGTATGCAGCTTCCACGTGGAGGTGTTGGTGGTGGCAATATAGGTCAAGCCAATCTTCAACCAGCACAGTATATGTCTAGTGCAACAGACCAGATGGAGAATCCTGACCAGCCGACTACGTCTGAAAGCCAAAACAGACAGAATGCTCCCGTAGTTGTGAACCCAGAACAGAAATATGATTATAAACACGACCCACACTTTAGTATGAGGGAAAGTGAGAAATGGCAAACGCTCGGTAATGCTGCTCTTTCTTTTGCGACTGCTGGACCGATTGGATTGGCAGTTGGTTTAGGTGCTCAAGGTGTGATGAGAACACATCAGAATTTAGATAAGAAGCCAGGAGAAATCGGTAGACCCCTAACTGATACTGAAGTATTAGAGGCTAGTTCACCTGGCGTTGCTTTGGGTGTTGATGACGTTAAGCCAATTCCTAAAGAGCTTCACAAACCACTTTCTAAGCCTATCGAGCAAGCCTATGACTGGTCTGGTTTTGCTTCTAAGAAGAGTCCTTGGAGGCAACATAGAGAGCATATTCACGACAACTTAGAAAAACTTGGCCTTGGAGAGGTCGTCCCTGGAGAAGGTCCAAGGCTTATATTAGCAGATGGTAGCTATTCTAAGCTCCATCTTTTTGATGATGTGATTGAATATGACGGTCAGCAGTATGCTGTTCATGAGAATACTCCTGAAGAGATGATGAATCCGCTTCTTATGAATATGACTGGAGCTATGAAGCCTCTCATCTATGCTATGGGCGAGCGTGACCCAGGGTTTGTAGACCAGATGGCAACTTATATGGCTAGAGAAGCGTTTAATAGCGAAGACCCGAAAGCAACTATTGCTAAGTGGTATATAACAGCTTTTGGAGAACAGGAAGCCGAAGTTAACCGCTCCAACTTGATTAGGTATATAGGCGAGAACTATGAGGAGTGGGGTTTAAGTAGAGAAGAAGCCCAGGCTATACAGAATGCGTTTAATTATCTCTATGATATAGAATACGATACCGAGAAAGCAGACGCAGAGCACGTTGCTTGGATGGAGAAATACTTAGAAGACTTCGATTTATTTGCGGCAAGACAGGGTATGGAACAGGCTTTGACTCCAGAGCAAGCGCAAGCACAAGTCGGATTAAGGGAGATTGACCCAGAAGATGAGGATGAAGACCCAGTTTATGAAGGTATGACCGAGGAAGAGATAAAGAAACTAAAGGAGGCAAAGAAGAAGACTGGGGAAGAGTTAGCGGCTGCTGAAGGGGAGGAGATTACGTAATGCCAGCACCAATGCAGGACCAACAATCAACATCGGCCACCATACCGGCACCACTCGGAGGGTGGAACGCCAGAGACCCGTTTGCACAGATGCCTCCTGATGACGCTATCCTCTTAGAGAATATGTTTCCTGACACGGCTGAACTTAAGATTAGAAATGGCTTTCAAGAACATGCTGATACCGGCTTAGCAAACGCTGTCAACACTCTGATTCCCTTCACCCTTGCTGATGGGACAGAGAAGTTAGTAGCGATTGTTTATGACGGTAGTGGCTCAGATGGTGAGATTTGGGATGTAACTACATCGACCGAAGTACAGATAGATAATTCAGAACCGGTAAGTAATTCTAAGTGGGATTATATCGTAGCCAACGATACTCTCTTGATGGTGAACGGAACTGACCAGCCGCTTAAATGGACTGGTACTGGGACTGTTGCTCAAAATCTCTTTACCGGTATAGCTGACGATGCCGTTTTGATTCAGATAAACTCCTACAGAGAGAGGCTATACCTTGTCGAGAAGGACTCTCAGAGTGTTTGGTACACTGATAATGTCCAGGTGATAGCTGGTGGATTGACAGAGCTAGACTTAAGTTTCGTAACTAAACTTGGTGGACACCTACTTTTTACTACCACTTGGACTAGGGATTCTGGAACAACTTTAGACGACATGCTGGTTTGTGTGTTCTCTACTGGAGAGGTTCTCATATACGCTGGGAGCTATCCAGGAAGTACCTCAAACTGGGAGCGTGTCGGTCAGTTTGTTATCCCTGAACCTCTTGGCCGTCGGGCTTATCTTCATATTACTGGTGACTTAGTAATCATTACTAAGGAAGGCCCGATAGCCCTTAGTCAGATGATGGCAACGTCAGCAGTGGTGGATTATAGAACATTGACCGATAAGATTGACCAAGCCTTTACTGAGGTAGCAGAGGACTATGGTGATAATTTTGGCTGGGAAGCTCTTCTATACCCTATAGGCCATTACACTCTTTTCAATATTCCGGTGTCAGAAGAGACGACATACGAGCAGTATGTGATGAATAACCTAACTGGTGCTTGGACTCGCTATACAGGGATGAACGCCTGTGCTTGGTGTATCTTCCAGGGCAAACCCTATTTTGGTGGCACGAACGGGAAAGTTTACGAGGCTGATTATGGAAGTCAGGATGACGGAGCAACTATCTCCTGGAAGATAAAAACGGCGTTTAACTTTCTTGGCGATAATATGCACGTTAAGCACTTTAACATGATTCGTCCTATTGTTCGTTCTGTGCAACCCATATCCATGTCACTTGATATTGATGTTGACTTTGGAAGTGAACCAATTACCGATACCATTTCTCTTACTGGCTCAGGTGGAAGTCCCTGGAATACGAGTGCTTGGGATACGAGTGATTGGGATAGTGATAATGAGTACACTATGGATTGGTATGGGGTTAGTGGGGTTGGACGTTGTGTTTCTATTAAAATGCAAGCTGATTATGACAATATTTTCTTTGCCTTATCTGCTATCCACATAAACTATGAACCTGGAGGAATCTTGTAATGCCATTAGTGAAAGTAGACCCAAATTATAAGCCAACGTATAAGGCTCAAAGTGCGACTGAGGTAAGAAAGGGTTATAACCCATTGGTGCATGGTGGTAGGACGCTCCCTGGTCAGATGAATCCCCTTACCTTTTTGATGAGTGGGGCACAACCTCAGACGGCCCATATGGTTACCCCTCAACCTGAAGCGTTTGTCCCTACTGAGAGTTTTTCAGGGACTCAGGAGACGGCTACTACAGGGGAAGTTGGTTTAAGAATGAATCAAGCTATTCAGCCGTTGACTAGGATGTATGGGAAACCGGCTGCATGGCCGAACAGTATTAAGCAAGCAGTATTAAAGGGCCTTGTCCAAGGTTCGAGAGAAACTTTATAGGAGAATAAAATGGCAAGACGTAGACCAATAATGAGACGAGCAAGACAGGCGGCTCAGGCTGGTGGTGGACAGGCTCAAAGATTTGCTAGAAATCACCCAAGAGCAGCTAGGCGAGCTGGTGTTAGAATGATGGGTCAAGAGGCACCTCCGCCTCCAAGACCTAATCCTCCTACTCCACAATCACAAACGGCACCGCCTCCACAGAGGCCGACGGATATGTATGGTGGTGGTGAACAGCCTTCAAGAAGGCAACCCCCTCCCCCACCTCCGAGTCAGTGGAAGCAACCTCCTCCAGGGCAAGAGCCACAGGATACTAGGCACTATGGACCTGGACGCTTACCGTTTCCAGGACAAGGTGGTGGATATGGAAGACCATCTTGGATGAGTGAAGAACAGGCTGGGCAATACAGGAATCAACAACAAGACCAGATGAGGCGAGGTGGTGGTGGACCAGGAATGGGTTATGGACCTCCGCAAAGACCCCCAATGCGGGGTGGTTACGGTGGATATGGTGGTTATGGGATGCAACGACCTCCGATGCAGAATCCTTATGGAGCACCATACCAAGGACAAGGAGGCCAAATAATGGGTTTTCCTAGTGGACAACAAGGACCGATGGGGTATGGCGGCCCCTCGGCTAACCAAGGTTATCAATCCATGTATGGTGCTCCGCCTTCATATGGGAGGAGATGGTAATGGCAAAACTAAGTAAGAAGCAGCGAAAGCAGTTCTACCAAATTCGGAGAGAGCAGGGAGTTGATGCTGCTAGAGAATACCGTCAGGGAATAATCTCTGGCACGGGTTCTGGTGAAGGAGATTGGAGTCCAAGAAAACCTAAAGGTGCTCTTGAAGGCCAATGGGAGTATGACCAAAGGTATCGAGATGAGAACCTAGCGATGAATCGTTATGGTCAGACGGATGCTTTTGGGAATGTTCGTGAGTGGACCCAAGACCCTGAAACTGGTCAGTGGTCACTCCAAGATTCTCTAAGCCCTGAGCAGCAACAGAGATGGGACCAGCAGATGGAACATGGTGGTCGTATCGGCGATATGCAAGGAAACCTGCTTGGACAGATGGAGCAGCAGGGACCATACGATGTTATGGGTAATGTTTCTGATGCTTCTTGGGGAGGCTTTGCTCCTCAGAACATCCAATGGGGAGGCTTCGGAAACGAAGTAGCTAGACCAGGCGGAAGTGGTGACTTCTGGGGTGAGCGTCAAGATATAGAGGAAGACCTTTATGGGCGTTATTCTCAGAAGCTCGGACGTGAATGGGAACGTAGGGAAGATGATGAGCGACAACGTCTTGCCGACATGGGAGTTTCTTACGGTTCTGAAGCGTTTGATAGAGCTATGGATGACTTCAGGCAGCGTGAAGGTTACGCCTATGACGACGCTATGACTAAGTCTATCGAGACTGGTGGAGTGGAACAGAGTCGACTATTCGGAATGAGTGGTGAGGCTAGAGACCGCTATACTAGGGAGCAGCTTCAGGATGTTGGTGCTCAGATGGATATTAGGAATATGTACGCTGGTGAGACTCAACAGGATTGGCAGAATCGCATGGGACAACAGCAGCAACAGGCTGAAATGTATAACATGCAGTACAATGCTCCTTATCAGCAGTATGGCATGATGCAGAATATGATGCCTAGTATGCAAGGTCCAAATTTCGGAACACCTTATGACTACACTATGGCACCTCCCGATGTAGCCGGCACAAGTTATGCCTACACAAGGAATCCTCCTTGGAGGACCACATTTGATGAATGGTATAATAGGGCTGATTACGGTCATTATCTCGGTGGCCTTGCTTCTGGCGGTTTTGGCGGAGGTGGTGAAGGTGGTGAACCCCCACCATATGGAGGCTTTGGAGGCTAATGGCAGACTTAAATAGTATTCTTAAAGAATCTCTCGCTGGAGAGAAGCAGAGTTATTTAGCTAGAGACCCTTATTACTTAGGTGGTCAGGGTCTCATGGCAGGTACTAAGGATGTAGACCTCTCCGATATGAATGACGGTGAGAGACTTCTCTTTACCATTGTTCGTAGCCTAGCTGGTGGAGGACTCGAAGGTTATGGTCAAGGAAGAGCAGAGAAGCGGTACGCTGAAGAAGTTGGTAATCCCCTAACCCAAATTCTACTTAGCGATAACAGTGCTCAAGCTATTACTGAGATGCCAGAGTTCTCTCATCTTGGCCCTGAAGTTGCTGCTTACGAGCGTGACAAGATGGAAGCTGAAAAAATCAAGCGTGTTGGTACTGCTACTGACCCAGAGCTTCAAGCTCTTGCTAAAGGGTTAACGGCTGGTAGCAAGCCGGATGCTGAAGGTATGGGAATAGACGAGCTTGATTTTAATGCTATGCCAGTTCCTCTTAGAGAGAGAAGGGACCAACGAATGGCAGAATTAAGGTCCAAGGGCTTTGGGAATGCTCAGATTAGTTCCATTATCAAGGATGAGTTTAAACCTGAAACAGCAGAGAATACTGTTAGTGCCAAGGAAATGGCTAAAGCTGAAGATAGAGCTAGTGGCTTAACCATTCTAGCTGAGACTGCTCAAGAAGCCTTAGATACTGCTGATGATTTCGGACCTATTTCTGGGAGAATTAGCAAGGCTTATGCGACTGTTGGAAGTCTAGTTTCCGATACGCAAGAGAAAGAACTTACGGCTTACCAGATTCTTGAAACCATTAAACCTGACATTGTTAAGCTCTATAGGGCCAAGGGTTCTGGTGCTCTGTCTGACTTTGAGAGTAAGGCTCTTATGGGTGCCGGACCTCAGAACACCTACACAAGAGAAGCGAATCAGTTCATTATTAATAAACTGAAAGCTATGGCCCAACTAGAAGAGCAGTATCAGAGCTATCTCCACTGGTATAGGAACACTTACGGCTCTGTACGTGGAGCTAGAACTCACTGGACTAAATACAAGAAGGATAGTGGTTTGTTGAAGCCAACGAAGGACGATGCAAGCGGAGCCACCCTTTTGATTAATCCAAATGCTCCAACGTGGGAAACCTGGGCATCTGGATATTTTGGAGGTGGAGGGAGTACGGCTGCTTCGCCTCAAACAACAGCTAGTGACCCATTAGGAATTAGATAATGAGTGGATTAGAAGACTTTAGAGCACAATATCCTGAGTATGATGACATGGATGATACCACGTTAGCTGGTAAACTCTATGAAGCACACTACTCAGACATGTCGAGAGATGAGTTCGATTTGAAGTTGGGCCTACAGTCTGCTACCCCTGATACCGAAGGAGGCTTTGACCCTATTGGTAGCTTTACAACCGGAGCAAAAACGACCGCTTCTGGTTTAGTAGAATTAGCAAAGGGTATTCCCTCCTTCGTGACTGAGACTCTCCCTGAGTATGCCAAGGATGTCTATTATGAAGCTCAGCATCCAAGTGTTCAAGCCTCTGGTCCAGCAGCATTACCGATGGCTCTTCTTAGGCCACTTCTTCCAGATAAAGAAGACGTTACTTTGGGTATGGTTGAAAAGGGTATTCACGGCACAGGTAGGGCAGCTAGTGAAATAGCCGGTGGTCTCTTAGGCACCCCTGGTGGTCCTGCTGGTAATGTTGCTGGAGCTGCTGTTGGTGGAGCCACGTTTGATAATATTGTTAATGTTATTAAGGGTGCTTTAACGGATGAAGAGATTCCATCCTTTAGTGACATGGGTAACCTCTATGCTGAAAGGCTTGGTGAGTATGCGGTTGCAGAACCGATAGCTAGGTTAGGTGGAAAGGTGTTAGTCAGGAAGCCTAGTCCTGGACTTGAAGCCGGCACTGAGAAGATTGCCAAGAAGATGGAAAAGGTCGGCATGGGTATTCGTAGTGGCGACTGGAAAAAGCAGCTTAAGAAACATTACGATGTTATAGAGGATGTCGATACTAAGAAGAAGCGAGTAGTAACTGACCTTGATGAAGCTATTGATACTGCTGAAGCTGATGACTTCTTAAAGGGCTTCCCAGATGAAGAGGAAATGCTGATTCGTGCCCATGAGAAAGTAGAGGGGTATTACAGTGACCTTAACGACCTTTTCGATAAGCTCGACAACGTAGACGACCCCTTGGTTGTTCAGACTACTCGGATGGATAAGCAGTTTAAGAAGAAGACACCACCTCATAAGAAGGAAACTCCAACTGGAGAAGAGGCTGGTGAGATAGCAAACATCAAGGACACCTATTCGAACCGGACTTATGACTCCATTCGAGATGCGGTAGATGATAAGGTTTCAGTCTATGAAGACATTAACTGGGATGTTGATGGTAAGACTCTTAATGGCATGAAGAAGGCTGCTGGTCTTGATATTAGGGATTCAATTAAAGCCTATGCTAAGGAGCACCTAACCCCAGAAGAGTTTGTTCGTTTCGAAACAGCATATAAGAAGCTCTCTGCTTATCATGAGCTTGGTCCTATCCTACAGCATTCTCTTGGTGAAGCACGTTCTAGGACGATTATAGATAAAGCTATCAGAATGGGTAGAATCTTTAGTCCAACGTTTGGTTTTGGAGGTATCGGATACGTAATGGGCAGTCCAGGTGCGGGACTTGCTATGGGAGCTACGCTCTCCGCAGCAGCATCTAAGCCTGGTAGTAAGGCAATTGGAAAGGCCATAAGAGGGATTGGCAAACTTCCAGTTGGTGCTGTTGACCCAACAAGGCCAGTTGTTACTGGATTAGTTGGTGCTGCCCGTGAAGCGGAGGCCCCTAATGTTGAACAGAATGCTCAAGCACTTGTCTCTGGCCTTACTAATAATACTACTGTTGGTGGGGATAGTAAAAAAAAAATGACTGAACAGACACCTCTATATAACGCTCTAACGGGAGCAGAAACAGGTCCAAAGACTGAAGCAACTCCCGTTGCAAGTGAGAAGAGGTTTATAAGGACTAAAGTTGGTGGACCACGGCGTAGGAAGTCATCTGCTTACGGGCCTGTTCAGATTACAGGAACCTTAGCGAAGGAGATGATACGGCGTAAGGTCTTTAAAGATGACCCTGAGATGCTTGAGTTTACTAAACGCTTTATTACTCAAGCGGAGAAGTTCTTAGATGCTAAGGACTCTGACCCTAAGTATGGACTTGGTGGTGAAGGAGACATGAATAACCCTGCTGATAGAGCTATGTATGCACGATGGGCAGAGAGAGTAATACAGTCTGAACTTGATAGCGTTGATGGTGATGTAGAGAAGTTTATTAAGAAGTGGAGAGGTGAGGCTGACCCAGCTTACGTTAAGAAGATTAAAGCTGCACTTGGGAGAAGTTAATGGCATTTAGCGGAAGCACATTTAGCAGGACCAACGGTGATAACACTGGTGCAACTCTATGGCAGGACGATAGAGATGATGGTGATAAAATCGTAGACACCCGTCACGATACTCACGACCAGGATATTGCTGATGGTATAAATGCTTGTCTCTGCAAGGACGGGCAAAATGCTATGACAGGTGATTTGGACATGAACTACTCCAACACCTGCACAAACGTTGGTATCGCTACAGCACTTGATGAGTATGTAACGGTTGGTCAAGTTCAAGATGGCTCTCTCCTTTGGGGCGGAACTGCAACAGACGGGGGCGTAGCTGGTGTTAATTACGATATAACCGTTCCTGTTGCTCCGTCTGCCTATGCTGCCGGTCAAATGTTTCGTTTTATTGCTAATAACTCTAATGGCGGAGCGGCTACCCTTAATGTGAACGCTCTTGGGGATAAGAATATCCTTCGGCAAGATGCAACATCTAATTTAGAGGCTTCAGATATTGTTGCGGATGGTATCGTGGATGTTGTCTATGACGGTACTCAATTTCTTTTACTGAACAACGAGGCCCCGTGGGGTGATGCTAACTTTGAAGATGATGCCTTTACTACGGCTAAGGTTAATGTTGACGACATTGGCGATGATGTTGACTTCGCAGAAGATACTGGTGTTGGCTTTGTTCCTGCTGTAGAAACTAGCAAATCTGCTGGCACAACGGGTAGTCCAACCTCCATAACATATATAGTTAGTGAGTTTACTGGAGCAGTGAGTCATGCTGGGAATGGGTATGCGAGATTACCCACTGCGGATGGCAATGAAGGAAAGCTCTTTTATGTTGCTCATCATGGTACAGGAGATGAGCTTAGGGTTTATCCTCAAGTGGGAGAACAAATCTCAACAAATTCTCCTAGTGCTTATGTAGAAGTACCCGTAGGATATACATATTGTTTTATGGGCTTAACCTCATCTAAGTGGGGATATTATAAAGGAACGTATACAAACTAATGGCAGATAGTAACGGAATATATACAAGGACCGATGGTGTCTATTCTGGCAATACCGTTTGGGGCCAAAATCGTGACGCCAGTGTCAAGATATTAGCAGAGCTTCATGACACTCATGATGAGGGCTTCGCTACCGCTCTAACCAATCGCATTAAGAAAAATGGTGACACAACCGTAACGGCAAGTCTTCCGATGGCTGGGTATAAGTGGACTAATGTGGCTGACGCCTGGGGGAACCAGAAACCCTTATCTGCTAACTACATCATAAGAAGTTATTCTTGGCATGGAACTAGTGGGGGTGCCGCTTCCGCCTATACGCTTTCTTCAGTGGATGGGCAGATACCGACATATTCAACGGGTATGCGTGTTCTATTTCTCGCCAATCATGCCAACACTGGTAATACTACCTTAGATATAGACAGCGAAGGAGCACAGAGCGTATTACTCAAAGATGGTTCGGAATTACCAGCAGATACAATCATTTCTGGGCAAGTGGTGGATTTGGTTTACGAGAACGACCATTTCGTATTGCAAAGTAGGGTGGACCCTGCCGACACGGAAAGTATAGCAGATAATGCTCTAACTGCTGATAAGATAGACGGCGATACCGACATTACTTTCAGCACTGCTGGAAAGTTCCCTAAATATACAGTTGAAACTGGGGTTACCGCAACTGGTAGTAGCTATGCAACAGCATATGCTCTTACTAAAACAATAACAGAAGTCACTGTATGTTCGACTAATGGAAACGGTGTAGCCCTACCATCAGCTCAGGACCATTACGGAAAGTGGATAGCGTTGTGTGCTCACTATACTAGTGGCTTTCCCTTAACCTTATACGCTGCTATTGGCGATTTTATAGGATTAGCCAGCTCCCCTGCTGACGCCAGCCTAAATGCTGGTAGAGGCACTATTATATGGGCAGTCAAGGATGGTTCCGATTATGGATGGGTTGTGGGGTCGTGATTTAGGAGATTTTTATGGCTTGGAATGGTAATGGAACATTCGTAAGAACTGATGGCTTTTTTAACGGCTCTGCTATTTGGGCACAAAACTTTGCTGCTGGTATTAAGATTGTAGCTGACCGCCATGATACCCATGACCAAGACCTAGCTGCCGGGATTTCTAATCTTGTTCGGAAAGATGGAACTACAACCCTTACTGGAAACTTAGACCTTGGTGGCAATAGCGTAATAAACATCCCCTTTGCAGAGGGACGATTAGAGCTTGCTCGACTCTGGGAAGTGAGAAGGGATGACTACTTCTTTGATACTTATGTCACTGCTAGTGATGAAGGAAGCTATCAGTTGTTTTCTATCGTTCTTAACCCCGCATTAACTTCATATACTGCTGGAATGCTTCTTGGCTTTGTACCCAAAACTACGACTACTGGGCCTGTGAAAATTAAGGTTAATGACTTAGCAGAAGTTGATGTTTTTAAATCAGATGGGACAGTTGAGTTAGACCCTGGTGATATAACTACTGATATTCCAGCTGCGGTAGTATTCGACCCAACAACTGTCAATAAGTGGATTCTCCTAAAAAGGTCACATTTAATCAATAACACAGAAATAATTTCTGGTAATGTCGGTGGGGCTAAGATTGCTGCCCAGACTGATGATTGGGTTTTCGACGATGGTTTTGATGCTGGCGTGCTCAAAGTGGAGGACGACCTTGCTGCGGGAACTGGACAAGGAACTGTTAATATCACCCACAATATGACTAGTGTTGAGATTAATGGCGGGAATGACGTTACCCTCCCTGCGGCTGCGGCTGGTAAAATGGTATACGTTACTTCCAGGGGAGTTCTTGGAGAACATGCAGATGTATTTCCTGCTTCTGGCGATAATATCGCAGACCTAGCAGCTAATGCTTCTGTTCAGATACTTGTTAATGGTGGGTATCTCTTTATTGGTTTGGATTCGTCAACGTGGGCTATGGTGGGGTATCAGTAGTGACAGAGGAAGAAAAAAAGAGGTTTGATGATATGAGCGACCATGATTTATTAATCACGCTCGCCGGTGATGTGAAACATTTGGTTAAGACGTTGGACGATATGAAATCTGAGTATTCACTTCAACGACGGGATTGTATGAAGAATTTTGCTACGAAGGCTCAGATGAGGAGTACAAATGCTGCCGTGAAGTGGCTATACGGTATAGTCGGAACCGTATTCACGGGGCTGATACTATGGATAGTGAAGACTTAGAATTCGACCCTCCGAAAAACGTGAAGTTTTACGTTACTTGGGGGATGGTGAAAGCCGCTTGGGAGTTCCTTAAGAGAGCTTATTGGCGGCTTTTTAACATTAACTAGGGGATGCTTATGTATAAGTTCCTAGATAAACTGTTGGGGTTACTACCCTGGAATGGCGAGAAGACGGTAATCGGTACGATTATCTTTCTCATTACTCATTACGCTGTAGTTCTCTGGCCTACAATTCCGTGGGCAGAGATTATAGTAATACTTGAGTATATCGCTGGTGCTTATGGTGGACTCGGTCTACTGCACTGGAGAGTTAAAGCTAAACTGGGTAAATAGTATGCCTTGCGGTGGCAAGAAAAAGGGAAAGAAGAAAGGGAAACGCAAACCTAAGAAGTAAGAGGTTGAAAGTTTCCAATGGGGATGTAAACCCTCCACTCACTGCTGGTGGAATCGTCGGACTTGTCTCTGGCAGACGCCTTCTTTTGCTTGAACTCATGAAGGTGATTCACCTTAGTAAAAAAATCTCCGTCCGTGAACCGAGCAAACAGAAGAAACGACGGCTTCTTATACCCTCCTTTGATTTTGAAGAGGAACCGACTTCGGAGTCTAAGACATTTTTCTAGCTTATCCCCATCACATACGACCATAGGGAAGGTGTTGTGTTCGTGGCTAAAACACTCCACCCTCCCAAGGCCAATTACCCACTTCGTGCTTGCGCTTTCCTTGCTCATAAGTACATCCGGACTCCAATGCGGAGGCAGCTTAGAGCAGTTCACCTTGAACCGGCTTTCTATCTTTTTCAGTAGCTTCTTCATCTATCTTATCCACTCGGATAAAGTTGCTCCTATGTAAGCTGTTTATTGGAACCAGCAACCCTTGTGAATGAAAGTCTATGTGGCAGTCCTTCTTCTGGCATGTCTTGTTAAGCATAGGCAGAGCAAAGCGTATCGCTGCCATATTAAGCCAGAACGCAGTCTTCCAGTCGGGAATGTAATAGATAAGCACCTGGGCTAAGGACGTACATGCCCAGCCGGGTTTCTCCTGTTCTATATCAGACCAGATTTCTATAAAGAAGTTACCAGTCTTACCGGCTGTCTCATCTGCTTTATACTCAACTAGGAACCTACAGTATTTAGTTTTAAAGAGTCTGTCTGCTCCTAAGTATTGAAGTTGCTCTGGGGCTTTCACCTCAAAGCCTTTCTTATTGTAGTATTCATCTAGGAGAGCTTCGTACTTCTCTCCCCGCTCTAATGCTTCTTTAAATGTTTCATCTGTCATTTTTCCTCCGACTGAGAACTAGACTTCTTGTGAAGTAAATCTTCTATTTCATCACAGTAGCTTAAGAGTCCTTCCAATTCTCCCATCACGTAATGCACTCTATTCCTCATAAGCTGCGGTGAGTTTTCTATGCGACATTTTTTGCAGTGGGCGAACAACTCAGTCTCCGACTCAAAATCTGTACGCTCACATATTACGCAGCGATATTGTGGGGCAAATCCAAAGTCACTCATCACCTTCCTCCTTGGTGGGTGGGCTGGTTGTTGACCCATTCCTTCGCCACCGCGCAACCGCCGCTCGATAAACGCTATTAATTTTCCGTTCATCATAACCGACCGAAAGAAGCTCTCGCATCAACCACTTCATGCCAGCCAATTCACCCTCTCGCCTCCCCTCGGTTTCCCCAAGACTGTGCGCCCTCGTAATGTCGTCATAAGACAGTCCCATAACATCAATCCTCCTTGGTTGCGGGTGGCTTGGGTAGTGGCATCCAGTGGGTAACATCTCCCAATGCAGCATGGGACCACCCGTCATGTGCATAAGAGCAAACCCAATTTAAGTAAGGCTTCCCCGATGTGCGATAACCGACTTGGCACCCATCTTCTTCATCAAAAAGCAAGACTTCCGTATCAAGCTCCGGAAGCTCGTCTTTTACATCAATCCACTCCTCACTCATTACCTTCCTCCTTGGCTGAGTCAATTTTCTCGGTAACAAAGCTACCTCGATATGTATATGCATGAGTTTCCCCCGCATCTTTTGTTGGCCTTGCTTCCTGATAGCCACATTGGGCGCATACATAAAGCAAGTGTTCCCCCAGTAAACAGCCATTAACAAAGCCACTTGACCTATATGACGGCCCTCGGAAACTGCCGTTGCACTTTGGACATTTATCACCCATCGCCTTCCTCCTTGGTTGAATTAATTTTCTCATCCCAAACAATCTTAATCGGTGGAAAGATTTGGTTTTTAGCAAAGTCCTCAATCATCTTCATAAGATTCAAGCGGCTAATATAATACCCATCTCTATCGGGAGGGCGTTCAAAACCATACTTCTCTATAAAGTTAACGTTTATTGCTTTCATCTTTCTTCACTAGAATTCCAACACTAAAGTTCTAAATTTCCCTATATATCCAATCGGGTTCTAATGCCTGAAGGAGCTTCCACTTTAGCTGCCAGTATGCATAAGCCATCTTCTTCTTATAACCCTTCACGTCCTCGATAACTATCTTTCCATTCTCCTTATATCTAAAGTCAGCAGTGTATCTACAGATGTGCTTACCCTTAACGCTCATCTTAAACGGTGGTTGTAGCTCCAGGTCTTCTATCTCCTTATTCGCCATCCTTGCTTTCAGGTACAGATACCTCTCGCTCTCCTTCTTGCTGTCGAACAGGAACCCGTCCACCTCCGTCTTCCTTGCATTGAATTTGTTCGTAGACTTTGGCATCCCTCTCTCCTATCCAATCTCTTAATATAGTTCCATAGTTATCAACTGAAGCTCCGAAGTATTTCATCTTAGCAACGTCTCTACCGCTTTCATTGTGCCATGCACTAGAGGCTTGTCTACCTGGAAGTCCTTTAATACCTAACACTAAGTCACCTTTTATCAGTGCTCCTTTAGAAAAGTTACACCAAAACGTCCCGTCTATAGGAGTCTCCTTAATCTGACATGCCTTTATCATGTTAGGAATGTTCTCTCTGGTAATAACGGTAGAGCATAAAGGAGAATACTCAGTGTTGGGGAATTGATAATAGCAACGTGATAAAATGTGGTAGTGCCTAGAGAACGCTTCCCCTACTGCATTAGCTCCCGTCACCTCTGCGAGCTTGCACATCTTCTTTATGTAATTAGGGTGATACCAATCATCATCTTCAATAAAGAAGATAATGTCTCCGGTAACAGCATCAAGCAGCTCACAAACATTCTCTCTCTGTGTGTCCATTCCCTTTTCCCATCGCCAGGATGGTCTTATACTACGCTGCCCTAGCGTTAGGGGAGTGGCAGGGTCGCAGTCATCTAGGACATACCACTCATCCCATATCTTAGTCTGTCTTGCCATCCAACGTTCACAAATGCTGAAGGCAAGCGGTCTACCACCTGTTGGAGTAATTAAACTAACTTTCATTTTCCATCTCATGTAATAGTCGGCTGATAGCAACCATCTGTTTATCTGTTGGCTTCTCTACCACACGGAATATCCTAGCCCACATACGTTCTATAAAGTGTCCCTGAAAAGGCATGAGCGTTTGAGGTAGTCGTGTGAATAGGTCTCTATAAAAATCAAGATGCCTTCCCTGCACTACGTCCTTGTTCACCGCAAAGATAGCGTTCGCAAAGCAGAAGTTCATAGCGTCACAATCGTAGCCCATTGTCTCACGGAAGAACTCTGGATACTTATCTCCTGCTAGATGTGGATATAGAGCTTCATCATGCAAGAGGCCACGCCTTGAGAGCCGGCGAAAGGATATATCTTCCTTAACGTACTTTAGTTCTTCTAGGAACTTTATGTTGTGGTCGAATGGGTCAGCTTGAGTGAACACAGTTATGTCACAGAGCTTATCGTAGTTAGCTATGATGTGGTAAAGGTACGTGTGTGACTCTCTACCTACATTCTCTAGCTCTCTATATAGAACTCCCTCTACTGGCTCAGGCTTCTTGCCCTTGAAGTAGACAACAATACGCCAGCCTTCCGGTATATCCTTAATCCACTCAAGCGGTTCGTTATAATGTGCTATTACTATTTCTTTACTCACTTTTTACAAACTCCTTTATCACAGTTGTAGGTGTACCGGCATTTAGTCCGACACTTTCTACGTTTCTTTTTCTTCTTATACTTTTCCTTGCAAGCCTTGCAGCATTTTATACATTTCTTTTTCTTGCACACGGGAGGTGCCCCGCTAACGCTGCCGAGTGCGTTCGCTGTTCCTGCTGTCGTACATCTTTTGGCAAGATTTTCCCTTTTGGTAACGCCAGTAAGGATTTTATGTCTACGGTCTGCAAGTCCTCCTTGCAGAAGGGCTGCAACGCCTGTAACGTGTGGTGCAGACATGCTAGTCCCTGAAAGAAGGTCGTAGCGTCTATCTGGGATAGTTGACCATATTCCCACGCCTGGAGCGAAGAGGTGGACGGTTTGTACTCCGTAGTTAGAAAAGGTTGCCACGTTCCCTCCGCTATCAATCGCTCCCACCGACAGTATATTCGGGAGTCCGAATGTTGCAGGGTAATACGGATGTTTGTCATTATTTACTCCTTGGTTTCCTGCTGCTGCGATGAAGAGGATTCCCTGTTCAGCAGCTTCTTGAATTGCTTGTCTAAGTGGCTCTGAGAATCCAGGACTACCCCAAGAAGCGTTAATAGCAACAATATTATGACCAGACTTAGCCAGACTTGTAACATAGTTTATTCCTTTTATAGCTGAGAAAATAGAACCACCACCACTGTCTCCAATGATTTTAACAGCGATAAGTTTACTAGAATAAGCAACGCCCACCACGCCAATATGATTGCTAACAGCCGCAACGGTCCCCGCAACGTGCGTCCCATGCCCATTGTAGTCGAATGGTAAGCCAGCATTAGCAAAATTAAAGCCCCATACGTCATCAGTGTAGCCATTCCCGTCAGTGTCGCTACCATCGAGTGCTTCTCCAGGATTTATCCAAATGTTTTGTTTTAGGTCAGGATGGTTTAGGTCGATTCCGGTATCAAGGACCGCAACCAACGCCCCGCTACCGTTGGTGGAATCCCAAACTTTATCTGCACCCACTCCAAATGTCCCATTAATTCCATAAAGCATTTGACTTTTGTAGTATGGGTCGTTTGATTGGAAAGCAGGTCTGATAAGGAAGTTTGGAGAGCAAACGTAACCCTGGGAGACAATTGGGCATTTATCTCCTCGGGTGTCATAAGGTTTGAGCATTCGACTTTCTTCATGCCTAGCAGTCCTAAGATGCCCTCCCTTCGTTTTAACCAGTAATACTTTATCATCTGAACTTGCAGTTGTTAAGTCGGGGCTAACCTTATACAAAACATACTCATCCTTAAATACTAACGGTGTTGCCCATACATTGGATGCAATAACTAACGCTAAGATGGTGAGTAAAGTTCTCATGATTGCTCCTTAGCTTTCCTGCGTTCCTCGACGTACTCCTTAGCTAGTTTTTCTTGCTTTGGACTTCGCTTTTCTTTTGGTATTAGAAACGCTGCTCTTCTTCGCTTTCTCTTTCGGGTCACGTTTTTCATATTTCCTCTTCTTGGGTGTGACTGTAAACTCGTCATCTTTCTTAGTCATGGGCGGGTCTATATAGCTCCGCATCTCTTTACATACATCAATCTCATAACGTGTACGCTTGGGTGGATTCGGATTGCGGCCACAGTTGGGGATGAAAAAGTTCCAAGGATGACCGTACTCATCTAGGTCTATTCTACTTAACTGAAGCAGCTTTTCTAATACTATAATCCTTTTCCTTAATGGTTCAATTGCATCTTCGATTTGTTTTTCTATACGTTTGCCCATGATTTCAGTTACCTTCTCGACCATCTCATCAATGGTACGTTTCTTAGCCCTCTCTCTCCAGAACATAATGCCCTCTCTTGTTTAGCCATAAAGCCCCGTTTAAGGTCGGGGCCACACCCGAATAGCTTTTCCGAATACCCAAAGGAGTAGCTACTCGAAAGACTCCTGTGCTTGCTGTATCAACCAAGGTATAAACTTCTCGTTGTATGCTTTAACATCTATGGTCTTTACAGAACTGCCATACTTCTTTTCAAAGCGTTTGAACTCATGGATTACACGCTCATCTCCTAGTGCCTTGTAGCAAAAGTGAATCCGTTCATACCAATCCTCACCATGCTTGACACACCACTTCTCCTGAACCCATTCGAGGCCATTAGAAGTTATTGCCTTAACATAACCCTGAGCTACCATGTAGCCGCTAAGTTCTTTAAGACACTTTCTATATATCTCGTTTCCCTTCTCGGTATAAAACCAAGACGGAAGCTCCGCATCTCCTCTCATAGAGCAATAATCCATTAAGATTTGTTCTCTGACGCTTCTGTGAGTGGGTTCTTCCTCATCTCCTTTACGAGTGTAAGACTTGACGACAAATGTCCCTCCACTACCCTTAAAGCCTCTGAGGATATACTCCCTGCCAGGTAGCAGTCCGTTAGGGTCTTGGCGGCAGACGTGAGTCCAGAGCACACAATCTTTAGCGTTTCCCCTCTTATCTTGTAGACAGAACTCGATACCGAGCTTGCCCTCTTTGCTTTTCCTTGCACTTTGTTCTCCTACTACTTGACCTTCTAGAATATTCTCACTCACGATAGCCTCCTAGAAAGGTATTTCATCATCATCTAAGCTATCATCCTTCTCGGGTTCTAAGTCATCCTGATGTGGAATCTTCTTAGGCGGTTCCTTTAGCTCTTCACCAAAGAAATCCAGAGCACTACCTTTAGGACACTTAGCAGCCGGATAGACTTGAAGGTCTTTAATGTGTGCAAAGAATGTTCCCTCATACTTTCCTTTACCCTCTCTATGAGCTACTCGAACATCAAACCACTGGCCCTGAAACCCTAGCATGGTCTCAAAAAGCTCGCTGCTTTTAACGTTAGGCTTTAGCTGCTCTCCGCTCATGTTGTTCAAGAGGTTCCACATGTTGGAGCGTTTAAAAGTAGAAGAAGCGACATCAATATTTACAAAAGAGTTTTTATTCTCCTTTGAGCGAAACGACAGCCGGTAACCTGGCTTTGTCTTTTCTTTATTGAATGCACTTATTGACTCGTCCCATGTGGGCATGTCGATGTTTTGGATTCGTACGAGACCCATCAAGTGGTTTCCCTTCTCGATAGTCTCGTACGTGTCCTCGACATCAGGAATAGTATTTATAATTTCTTGCTTTTCCTGATGGCTCATAATTAACCTCCTCTTTTTTGTCTTCGTAGGTAGTCGCTTGAGCAAGCGTTGTTATCACCCCCGAAGTCTCCGTATGCATCCTCTCGGACCCATCCAATACTGCGTTCTGATGTTACACATTTGCCAAGCCTTCGTTCTCTGATGCGGTCACATTCAACTGAAGCTGCTGTATCTGCATCAAGCGGAGGGCCTAACAGGTCTGTAACGCTTACATGTCTAAGTCTAGGGTATTTAGCTCTACTCATTTCCACACTCCTTTAGGTTTGCTGATTCAATATATCGTTCACAAGCACGTTTGACGGTCCACTTATCTTCACCAAGATGTTCAGCCAGAGCCTCTACAACATGCTCGAACAGTAGCTCTACTGATTCCTTAGCTCGATGCATCTCCTCATCGTACCAAGAGATTATATAACCGTTATCGACTTTCCTAATTTGTACGCTATTCATTGTTTTTCTTCTCCCAAAATTCCTCTGTTTCATATTCAAGAGCTTCCACTTCATGCTTCGAAGGCATATTAAGCATTTGGTGTGCAAAGTTCATGGTTTTCATGTGTGCCTTTGCTACCGCCTTCTCTCGCTTCCGCTCTTCATCGGTTGCATTAGACCAGAACATCTTGTCTAAATACTCGTCCATCTCGTCTTCCAAACGCTGTATCAAGCAGTAGATAGCGAACTTCTCTCTATCTCCGGCTATTTTAGCGTGGAAATCCTTGATGGTTTTCATCATTTGATTGTATTCCATCTTATTCTCCTTTGGGTTAGGTTGTAAATGTGTTTACTCTCCTCTTATCTCATGCTATGATTCTAAAAGTCAATATGTTTTTTTGGAGATTATCATGATAGCAAGAAAAGTGTCCTTTTTAGAATACGTTAGACTATCAAAAAAAATGGACCATCAAGAGGCAAGACGCAGATTAGAGCAGCTAGGATGGCACAGGGCTTTGATTAAGCATCATAAAGAGAACGTTTTAAGCCCTTTAAAGTATACCCAAGTGTGTGATATAAGGAGAGCGTTTAGGGTAGAAAAGAAAAAATATAGGCGTATGTGTAAGGCTTATTTTGGGGAATCTCTGTAATGTTTCAGTGTATCAAATCAAGTATGCCGAAAAATAAGCGAGAGCCAAGGTTTGTTATTGACCCTATGTTTTATGAAGATGAGCCGGCTAAGGCTAAGAGGTGGGATAATAGGACAAGTGGCAAGCGTTTTAATAATTTACTAAACCAAGGTGGAGACCCTAACAAAGCTCTTTTAGCAGCGATACTCTGGAGAGCCATTATTGATTATTCAGAGAGCCGATATGAATTAGACGATTATTCAGTGTTTAATTCAAGGGCCTTCTTTAATTGCCGTGAATGTGTCCCGTTTTCTTTTCTTTGGATATGTGAACACCTAGAGATAGAACCAACGGCGTTAAAAGACGCTGTTTTAGCTAAGAAGATAAAAGGGAAGTGATAGCCCTTCGAAGCTCAGCGTTTTCCTGAACTAGTCTTTGAATCTCCTTTCTTAGAGACTCGATAAAAGCTATCAACTCTCCCCTTGTCATATCGTTTGTAGGCTTACACATGGCTTATTTTGGCTTAACTTGGCTCATAGCATGTATTTTCTTAAAAAACCTCTTAGAATCCGTCTCACGCTGTATTTTAGCTAATTCTGCCATATAGTCCTGGTCTGGTTTGACTATACGACGCTTGAATTCAATTAGAACAGTATTTAAAATCCTAGACTCATGCTTCATGGGTTAGTCTCCTATCAAAGAATCAAAGAATGTTTGAGGTTTGGTCTTAGCTAAATCAAAAACGTCGTTTTCTTTTAGCCATTGATTCACCTGCTTTGATGTAGTGGAACTCCATTTCTTTTCAGTTTTATACCATCCATCGCCGGGAAGGAAGGCAGCAACGGGAGTGCTGTAGCTAATGAGCACAACTGCTCCAGTGTTGAGCGTTAGCTCTTGAGCGGATGTCTTTCTGATTCTTTTAAGTTTCATGGGGTATTCTCCTAAGTTTAGTTAAGCAAAACATGCCAGAGCCTCAGTGAGGCGCTGGCAAACCTTGCCTAATTAATTTCGTATGGCTTCCATCCTTCAATGAAAGAGTGGTTTTCAGCGATTAGCCTATCTGCTTCTAAGGCTAGTTTCTTTTCGCTCCTAATAACCTTATCAAAGAAACGGAAGCAGCACTCATAATCAGCACCATAGCCAAAGACATAAGGAACACCGTCTATAGTCTCTTCCTTATAGCGTGATTGAACTATCTTTAGTCCGATTATGCTCTTTTTCCCGTGCTCTCTAACAGGTACAACGTCCATAGTGAATGTATGGCCGGAACTCCTATACTTCATGATGTGTTTAGTAAATGTCATTGGGTATTCTCCTAAGTTTAGTTAAGCAAAACATGAGACTGCCACAGTGTGACAGACTCAAATAGTGCTTAGTAAACTGAACCGGCAGGGCGTTGTCTCATATTTCTGCCCTTTGGGGTGATAGCTCCGGCTTTATTAAGCCATTTTTTCTCAATACAGCTTTGCTTGGCAGCGTTCCAGCGTTCTTCGGTTATGCCGGTAGCTCTCTTAGCTTTAACAAAGCGATAATTCTTAACGCCAGCATAACTCGACTTGAGAGCACAAGTGTAATCAATTATGATTGACTCGTCTTCTGAAATGTCTGGAGCTTCACCTAGCAGCTTAGTTATCTGAGACTGTGGAAAATAGAGTTCGCAAGAGTATTTTCCACAAAAGCAGCAATGATTAACTAAACAGACATTTTCAGGAAGCTCAGAGAGGCCATAATCTTTACCGTCAAAAGGAGTGCCATTTTGACTAACTGTACTAATCTGACCTGAGTCAAGATTATAAAAGCTCCAATTATCTTTACTCCCGCCAGACCAATAAGAGTTGAGACTCATAGGCCCTTTAAATGGTTGTGCTGTTAGTTTCTTGCCCTTATAGCCTACTGCCTTAGCTATTTTCCAAAGCTCCGGATTCTCATTTGGTGTTACATAATAGGTATTCATAATGTATTCTCCTTTGGGTAATGTTAATAGAACTATCGGTCTATCTGTAAATATATTTACATAATAGGAGCAGAAAGGAAAGAAAAAAGATGCAAGGAAGAAAAGAAATAACCTAATGATTTCAGCTACGCAAACTTTGCATAGTATAACTACCTGAAAGTAGAGGAGAGAAAAAAAGAGTCGAGTAATATCAGCTATGAAATCTTTGCATAGTGAAAATGTCTTGCGTAATCCAAAAATTAGTATAGGCTGAACAAGTGCCGGCTGAACTAAACTAGATATGACAAAGAATCACACAGACTCAGTCAATCCAGACAGAATATCTGACAACGTCAGAAAACATTACGGAGTCTACATACCAAGACAGAGAAGACACAGAAAGAGTATCAAAGGCAGCTTCGATACTTCCACCGAATCAGCTAGAAAGAAATTAGCTGAGCTTCTCAAACAAGATAAGTGATAACTACCCAATATCATTACTCACTAGCAATTAGATACTTGCTTATCCTAACAAACTAATATATTAGTTTGCTAAGTAGAACAGGATAGATGTACAAGAATATATTCTTTCTCTCTCTCCTCTCTACTTTTTAACCTACCCAATCGGTTGAGCTTCAAGCGAAACCGTAACACTAGTACCGTGTATACAGTAGGTTATCCCTCTTTAGGGAAGAGAATTAGATTTCTAGGGAACTTAACACTGTTATGAAAAAGCCTGATACTCCCTCTCTGCCTCTTAATTCAAACGATGTTATAGACCCCCCTGGGGTATCGAACCGAAAAAATTTTTCCAACGGCGGCGTTATCCCCTCTCCAACCACTACTGAATCTAATAATGAGCAATCTATTCAAGTACCTATTGATAATGATGGGCAGTTAGATATTGAGGGTATAGTTATGAATGGGGTTAAGTTGGATGCGAAGGAGGTTAGGATTGACCCTAGTGGGGAGTTATTTTTGAGGGTTCCTGAGCGGGATGAGGTTAAGAGTCTGACGAAGCCGTGGCAGTTATGTGGGACTAATAAGTTGAATCAGAGGGAGTATAAGGAGTTGGTTGTGAGGATGGCGATGTTGGGTCTTCAAAATGAGGTTATAGCGAAGGCTATAGGGGTTAGTCATCAGACGTTAAAGAATCGGTTAGGGGATGCTATGGCTATGGCGAGGCAGATGGCGAATGCTGCTGTAGCTGATGGGATTTTTAGGAGGGCTATAGCGGGTGATAATGCGAGTAGTTTTTTTTGGATGAAGTGCCAAGCTGGCTGGAATGAGAGGCATAGTTTGGAAGTGACGTTGAATAAGGGGAAGGGCTTTGTTGATGGTCCGAAACAGCTTTCTAGAGAGGAGTGGGAAGCTGAGATGGATAGGAGAAAACAGGTTCTTCTTGATAGTAGAGGAGAGGGCGATGACGGATGAGCGGAAGGTATATTTGAAGCCTACATATGATTCGATTAAGGATGCGAAGGAGAAGACTCTAAAGGAGATAGACCAGAGGGACAGATGTGCTCTGGCTAGTTTAAGGGCCTTAAAGAAGCAGTATCAAAAAGAATGTACTGAGTATAGGGAGCTAGTGAGAGAGATAGCGAAGGTTGTAAATCATGTATCTCTTGATAGTGACCATAAGGTGTTGGATGTAAAGCAGTTGCTTCGTAAATTTGTTAAATCCGATTCGGGGGATTGTTAAATAATGGTTGGAGCTTGGTCACCTCAGAAGGGGCCTCAAGCTGATGCTTGTGAGGCTACATGGGTTGACGAGCTATTATTTGGGGGAGCTAGAGGTGGCGGAAAATCAGACTATTTGCTTGGAGACTACCTTCAAGACGTACCTAAGTATGGACGACACTGGCAAGGAATCCTCTTTAGAAGAACTTATCCAGAGCTTGCGGAGCTTGTTCAACGGTCCCATTCGGTCTTCCCTCAAACGGAAGCTACTTGGAGGGAAAAAGATAGAGACTGGACCTGGCCGAATGGTGCTAGACTTAGAATGCGGTATCTTGAATATACCAGGGATGCAAGCAGATACCAGGGTCACGCTTACCCTTGGCAAGGATGGGACGAGTTAACTCAATGGCCCACAGCAGATGGATATAATCAGCTAAAAGCGTGTCTCAGATGGGCAGAAGCAGATGTCCCTACTAAGCGAATACGGGCTACTGCCAACCCTGGGGGTCCAGGTCACATGTGGGTCAAAAAATACTTCATAGACCACAATCCTCTTGGGCTTTCCCCTCTTGATGATTCTGAGTCCGGCATGACTAGGATGTTTATACGGTCTAAGGTGCAGGATAATAAGATTCTATTAGAGCGTGACCCTCTTTACATTAACCGACTTAAAGGAGTTGGTTCTCCTGAGCTAGTTCGTGCTTGGCTAGACGGCGATTGGGATGCCATTACAGGTGCATATTTCCCTGAATTTTCGTTAGATAAACATGTTGTAAAACCCTTTAGAATCCCAGCTCACTGGAGTCGATTTAGAGCCGGTGACTGGGGTTCTTTTAAACCCTTTGGATTTGGGTGGTTTGCTGTGAGTGATGGTTATATTGATAAAAACACCGTTTGTCGGTATCCAGCAGGAAGTTTGATTATGTATCGGGAGTGGTATGGTGCTCCAAAAGATGAAAATGGTCAGTTAAAACCAAATGTTGGACTTAAAATGCCTCCTAAAGACGTTGGTAAAGGTGTTCTATCAAGGACTGGACAAGGGGAGAATATTTCATACACTGTTCTTGACCCTGCGTGTTGGAAGGAGGACGGAGGTCCATCTATAGCTGAACAGATGCGAAAAGCTGGTTTACCTGTTAGACCAGCTGATAATGCTAGAGTAGCTGGATGGAACGCTGTTCGAGGTAGGTTAGTAGGGGAGGTAGACGAGTATTCTTATCTTGACAGAGAAGAAGCGGAAGAGTATGGGCCGAATGAGAAATTCACGCCCCTTCTCTACTTTTTTACTACCTGCACGGAGACCATCCGTACCCTTCCTGCTCTTCAGCATGATGAAAAGAAGGTCGAAGACGCAGACACCAGAGGTGACGACCACATGCCTGACATGGTCAGATACGCATGTATGAGTCGTCCTTCTGCTGCTACATATAATGAGCCAGTTAAGGGTAAAACCTTGGGTGAGTTGACGTTAAACGACCTTTGGGAAATCCAGGAAGGGATTGACAGGCAAAAGAAAACGGAATTTCGGAGGGAATACTGATGAGTGAAGCGGCTGATTATGACCAAGTGGATAGCGTAGAGGATATTGAAGACGGTTCCATAGACGCTGAAGTCAAGCGTTGGATTGCAGAGATAGAAAGAGCGGAAGACGATAAGCCCTATAAGGATTGGGTAGATAAAAGTGCCCGTATTGTTCAGAGGTATAAGAACCGTGAACAGAAGGGCGGAAAAGATATTTCGGTAGCATATAACATACTCTGGTCAAATGTGCAGACACTACAACCTGCACTATATTCTAGAACTCCAAAAGTAGTGGCTCGCAGACGGTTTCCAGATAATGACCCCGTAGGGAGGGCTGCGGCTCAAATTCTGGAATCGTCTGCACATTTTCAGATTGAAGACTTTGATTTCGACCTTGTTATGAAGCAGTGTCGAGATGATTATCTTTTAGCCGGCCAAGGCCAAGCCTGGGTGCGGTATGAACCCGTTTTTGACGAGCAGCGAATCGATTTAGAGGAAGATGTCGACATTGAACTTCCAGAAGATGTCGAAATTCAGGAAGATGAGGACGGAATTTATTATATTCATGAAGAATTAATAAGTGAGAGTACCGTTGTTGACTATGTACATTGGAAAGACTTCCTTCATAACCCAGCCCGTGTGTGGGATGAGGTTCGTTGGGTAGCTCGTCGTGTTGCTTTAACGTATGAAGAGGCGGTAGAGGAGTTTGGCAAAGTATTCACTAAGGATTTACTAGAAGATACTTCCGTTGAAGACATTTCAGCCGAACAAGATACTGGTGATGCCGAAAGTAAGCCGTTTTTTAAGAAGGGTATTGTATATGAAATCTGGGATAAGGATTCTGGCTTTCGCTACCACCTTTCTAAGCTAAAGAAAGACGGATTTTTAAGAAAAGATGAAGACCCACTTGAACTTCGTGACTTCTTTCCCTGCCCACGTCCTCTTTTAGCTACCACAACTACTGATTCTCTTATTCCTAGCCCCGATTTCTCGATTTACCAGAATTTAGCTGAAGAACTGGAAGTTCTCACTAAGCGTATCATGCTCCTTGAAGACGTTATTCGTTTTGTTGGAGCTTATGACGCAAGTTGTACCACTTTAGTTAATATTATTGATAACGGAAGTGAAAACTACTTAGAACCTGTTCAGGACTGGGTTGGTTTTGCTCAATCCGGTGGTTTTAAAGGTGTATTAGACGTTTTGCCCACTGAAGAAATGGCAAACACGCTTATGCAGCTTTATTCTGCTAGGGATAGGCTAAAAGGTGACCTGTATGAAATTACAGGCATGAGCGATATTATTCGTGGAAGCTCAAATCCTGGCGACACCGCTACCGCTCAACAGATTAAAGGACAGTTTGCTACTCTTAGACTTACTGACCGGCAACAAGAGGTTCAGCGTTTTGCAAAGGATTTAATCGGTCTTATTTGCGAAATCGTAGCTGAGAAGTTTGATGTTGAAAACATTAGACAGATGAGTGGGCAAGAGTTTCAGATTGACTCTCAAAACATACCGTTTGAAGACGCTATGACCCTTCTTGAAGATGATACTCTTCGTAGCTACCGAATCGAGATTGAGACAGATTCCACAATCGCTATTGATGAACGCTTAGAGCGTGAAGATAGAATTAACTTCTTAAATGGCGTTGGGCAGTTTATGCAGCAGTTCCAAGGCATGGCACAAATGAATCCAGCACTCTTCGAGGTGTTTGGTGAAATTCTCATGTTTGGCATTCGCTCTTTTAACGCCGGCAGACCCCTCGAGAGCACTTTTGAAGCGGCACTGGAGAAGGCAGAGCAGGAAAGACAGCAACAGGCTCAGCAGCCACCTCCACCTGACCCGAAGATGAAGGAACTCGAATTCAAGATGCAATCTGAACAACAGAAGCAACAGTTTGAGATGCAAAAAGCTCAACAAGACTTTCAGGCTCAGATGCAAAAGATTCAAGGTGAGCTTCATAATGATTATCAGAAGGTCCAGGGTGAGCTTATGATTGAGCAGCAGAAGGCTCAAAACGAAGCAAATCTTAACCTTCAGAAGATGCAGATAATGTTTAAGGAATTTCAAGCTGACATCTATAAGATGAAAACTGAAATGGGCTTTAAAGCTCAAGCTATGCAAGGTGACCAAAGGATAAAAGAACTTCAAGTTCAGGCCGAAGTCTTAAAAGCAAACAGGGAGGATAGTGGTGGTCGACCACAAGTGGTGATAGCTCCGATTGATAATGATGCTAAAACCAGAGTGGTGGAGGTGATGCGAGACGCAGCCGGCAACATGGCTGGCGCAACCGTTACTGATGTGGAGGAGTAAACGATGGGTTCGCAGACCGTAACCAATAAAAAGACTTCGTTCGATGCCGATACCAATGATGATTATCCGGTAAAGGTTACTGACGATGGTGGTGCGTTAGTTCAGCATTTTATTGCTGACTCCATTCCTGATGTTGATATTAATGACATTTCTAAAGGTACGCAAAGTAATGATGTTAAGGTTACTCTTGATGGTGAGACCGTTCCTGTCAACTCTACTCCTGTTGTTGTATCTTCTGCTACAGTTACCGAAGTGACTGCTGGCTCCGCTTCTGGTACTGCATTAGCTGCCAGTGGAAGTCGCTTGGCTGCAAGCATTTTTAATAAAGACACTGCTGAATCTGCGTACCTAAACATTGGTGCGGCTGCTACTACTAGCAAAATCCAACTTCGACCTGGTGAGTGGTGGCATATGGCAAATTATGGAGTGATTTTTACGGAGGTAATTACATGTATAAGAGGTGGCTCACAGGATGTTACCTTAGTTGTTGTCTCGGGTTAATTCTCGCAACACCGGCTTTTGGACAAAGGTACTTAAATAGCTCAACGGACAGTGTTGAAGCGGTACAAGACACGGCTGCTGACTTAAATATGACGGAGGCTAATTCCGGTGATATTAAGACTGCTGTTGAAGCTACGAAACTTAATACGGATAATATTCCGGCAAGTCCGGCAGAAGAGCACATTACTGCGGCGTCACCTCATGCTTGTCGTTTATCTGATGGTACATCTTTTTATAATGCTACAACTCCTTTTGATACTCAACCTATTAGTGGAACCATAACTGCCAACCAGGGCGGTGCCCCTTGGCAAGTGCAGAGTAACTCGGCAAACTTAGCTACGGAGTCAACCCTTTCAGCGGCAGAGGCTCTACTTACCACTATAGATGGCGACACTAGCACTTTGGCTGCTGGAGTTTCTGGAGGGCAGTATCAATGCGACATTGCGGCTGACAGTGTTGGTTTGGCTACTTCAGCCAATCAATTAGCCGATGGGCACAACGTAACAGTAGACAATGCAGCAGGTGTAGCGGCTGTAAACATCCAAGATGGCGGAAACGTCATAACAGTTGATGGCACTGTCGGTTTAAGTTCTGGAACCGGACCCGTAAGCATCAACTCTAACACTAGTAAAGACGGGTTAGGCGTGGATTATTATCCGCTATTAGATACTGATGGAAAATTTCAAGTTGACATATCGGATTCCTTACCGGCAGGGACAAACAACATTGGCGATGTGGACGTACTAACGCTTCCCGACGTAACGCAAAGCACGCACGATTCGCTCAACGCCAACGCCAATATGCAGGTTGCGGATACCGACGTTTCCATTACTAATCCACTTCCGATAGAAGGGGCAGACGCTGTCGGAGCTACGCGAACCGATAACCCTATCGTGATTGGGGGTCAAACCGTTGGTGGTCAAGTTCAGCCCTATACCGCTTATGCGGCTGGTTCGTTGTATCTGGTGCCTAATATTATCGCAGACCTCGACGGCAATAAGGTAGTAGAGATTAATGCTGTATCTAGCTCAACGGAAGGTGAACTCGTTATCGGCGGCTCAAGAGCACACGATGATACCGACACTGTTTCGGGCAGAGATTCCTGGCCCGTGAAAATAGGAGGCAAGGCAACGGATTATGAGCCAGACACAGTTTCAGAACCCTCTGGGGGAGCCTCGGAGGTGGCTGCGGCGGATAGAGTGGATATAGCCGTAAACCGCTACGGCGAGCAGGTGGAGGGGGTAAATAAAGTTTGGTATTACCCGACAAATATTGATGATGCTTATGAAAACACCACAACCAGGACATCAGGCGACATTGAGGTGTGGAATTATAGGGAGTGCCGCTTCAGTTATTGTTTAGATAGTACGGGTGCTCCCACAAGAATGACCTTTGTTATTCGCGGCTCAAACGATGGAACCGTGGATTATGAGTATCGGGAGGGCTTTTTGTCCAACTGGATGCATGAAGATGTGGAGGTGTCCAGTGAGATTTGTTTTAGCTATCCATTTCGCGTTCACCATCGCTACATAAGCATTACCGCCACATGTACAGGGTGTTCCAGTGCCAGCGTTAAATTTGACATTGACGATGCGGAGGTGTCGTGCTCAAACTAATAGCGTTCTGCATAGTCTGGCTTATTGCTTCAACAGTTCAAGCTCAGTATTACGTTTATAGTAAGACTGGGCAGAAAAAGAGGCAGGTGGGTATCGTTTCTGGTCATACCAACTGTCAGGCAATACAAAGTGTCGGCGACGGGTCATACCTCGTTGCGGGAGCTACTAGCGGCGGCCCGTTCGCCGGAGGACCTTCAATTCTTCTGGTTCGGTTCACTCGGGGTTTTCAGGCGGTAAATAGCTTGCTGCAAGTGGCTAGAGCCGCAGCGTTTACCACTTATCGAGGGTTTGCTATTGATGGTCTAGGTTATTACACGCTAGCCGTCCAAACGTCCATACCGGCATCTTATCAAATAAGTAGTTATAACTGGTCCAATAGACTCAAGTGGAGCGTTACATATCCGAGTGCTCCGAATTTAGAGGGTCTTTGCATGCGTGGCCGGGCGTTATGGACAATAAACAACTCCTTAGCGGGTGTACCTATCTATGGTTATAATATTGATGGGACGACTATTAGGAATTTTCAATCTATCAATACGGGGGCGGGAACCCTTAACGGCATTGCTTGTGATGCTAACGGGTGGTGGCTTTTAGATGCCTCAGTGGGTTCGACAGCCGCACTTTATAGCCAATCTGGGGACAAAATAACAAGTTTTACGGTTGCCTCCGGCATGAAGGATATTACATTAGAGCATCCATATAATAATCCACAACATCAAAATTTAATTATGTGTAAGTGAGGGAGTTATGACAGAGAAGCGAAAGGTGGTTATAAAAAGGGCGACGAAGGAAGAGCTTTTTAACTTGTTAAAAGCAGAAATACCCACTTTTATAGGGTCCTACAACTGGGTCGATGTTGACGACATTGAGCCGGACCCAAGCGACAGCAGTAATATCCAAATTAGAATGAAAGAGGAGGATGAGTGAGTTGGTTTTACGACCAGTTAAAAAAATACCTTGCTAATTTTGACGGTGATATATCGTGTAACGACCTTACTGTCGACGGCGATGTGGATGGGACCGCCTTTGGTGAATGGAGCACTGAATCCGTTACTTTAACTCCTTTTGGGACTACTTGGACAACGACCCCTACATTACAGAGTTGTCGTTATTTAAAAAGGGGAAAGACTGTTTGGTATACTATGAGTTGGACAGGTGCGAGGCCAGCAGCGAATACTTGGTATTTTCTCTGGACAAGACCTGCTGGTTATACGTTTTATGTCACAGATTATACAGTTAAAAATATTGGTTCAGGCGATGGGTCTATTGGCAGTGCAGATTATGCACTTGGAGCTATTTGTGTAAGTTCCACTCAAGGTCGACTATACTTAGGAAATGGAACCCAGTGGCAAGCGGCTTCAACCTACAATGTTAGGGTGACGGGTAAATATGAAACTAGCGATTGAGAATGTATGAATGAGTATTATATTTTTCATGAGACCGGCGAAGTCGTCATTTGCGGCACCGCCAGTAGAAGAAGAAGTAGGAGGACATTTTTTACCCCACTATGTTTCTAATTATGAGAAATGGATTAGTGACAAAAAGCCTAAAATCCAGGACCGTTGGAAGAGACGTAGAAAGGTAACCACTAAGGAAATAAAGAAGGAGAGAGACGATGCGTTACAGGCTAAGCGAAATGTGGAAGAAATGCTTGCTCGTCTTGAAGCCGATAAAAGACGTGCTGAGCACGATAAATTACTACTTGACAATCGCTATAAAGCACTTCTTGAAGAGCTTAAGGGGTTAAAGGAGTTATTAAAACGAGAGGAAGAGGAGTTGCTACTTCTTACCATAATCGGAGGAGATTAAAATGACGTTTCAAGATGCGATTATACATGCAAAAAAAGCCATCAAGAAACAAGGTTTTGAATCTAAAGTAGAAATAGGAAACGGTGCTTTGACTGTTAGAATACTTGGTAGACATGGAACAAATATTGGAGCGGTAAGTTTTACTAAAGCAGGTTTAGAGGGTAATCTGCAACACGTGATTAAGAAAATTCAATCCGATGTTTTAGAGGCCCTTGACGCTGCATGTAAGGAGCCAGGAGCAAGATGAGTGTAAAGAGACAAAAATTCATATGGTGTCCCATACAGCAAAAAGTTGTTTCATATGAGGAGAAAGCGAAAGCCGAGGTACATAACATAATCACGGACGAGATGGACCCCCTTTGGCATCCTGCCACTGGGGAAATGATTGACTCTAAATCCAAGTTCAGGGAGCGAACTAAGGCTTCCGGCTGCGTTGAAATAGGAGACCAGATGCATACCTTAAAACCGTATAATTCTGGTAACGTACCGGAAATCGGGGGTATGGAGGAGGATATAGGGAGGGCATATGACGAAGTCACAGGAAGAAAATAACGACGTTTTGGAAGACTTGGAGCGAGAAGTTCCTGAAAATGATGAGTTGACAGAGGAGCAAAAAGAGCTACAAGAAATAGAAGAGGGTTTGATAGAAGCCTTAGACAAGGAGGACCGAAAACAAGGCTTAGAGTCCGGCGATGAGGAAGTTGAAGAAAAGCCTCAAGAAGAGGAAGAGCCGGAAGAGGAAGATTTATCAGACGAGCATGAGGTAAGTCCAGAAGAGGAAGAAGAGGCTCCTGTTGAGGATGACCTATCTGCTCCTGGCACCTGGAACGCTGAAAAGCGGGAAATATTTGACACCATGTCCTCTGAGGCCAAGAGGTTAGTAAGGTCTGAGATGGCTGCTCTGCAAGGGATGCAAACCCGTGAAGCACAAAAACGAGCGTACTTAGAAAAACAAGTAGCTCCATTACAAGGCTATTATGAGCAGTTCGAGCAGCAAATTAGACCTTTCAAGGGACGGTGGCAACATCTTCAAATTCCTGACCATGTTGTTGTAGGGAATGTCTTAAAGGCTCAGGAGCTAATCGAACAAGACCCAATAAGAGGGATTAACCACCTCTTAGAGCAAAAGGGGTTAGTACCGGAGGATTTATACGAGCAGGGACCAGTTCCCCAGGAAGACCCAAGGGTACAGCAACTTGAGCGGAAGGTCACTCAATTTGAGGAGGACCAAAAGAGAGCCAAGGAAAATGAGCAAAGAATTGCTGCTGAACAGCAAAACCGACAGGTTAGCCAGACATCAGCCGAATTTGCTCAGGAGAAGGATGCGAACGGTAAGTTTTTGAGACCTTATCTGCAAAACGATGAGATTAAGCAAGAACTTGCAGAGGATATGGCACATAGAAGTATTGCCCTTTCTCAACAACATCCTGAACTTTCTTTGCCTCAAGTGCTTCAGAAGGCTTATGAAGAAGCATGTTGGGTTAATCCAAGGATTAGAGAGATGATTCAATCGAAGAATGAAAAGAGGCAACGGCGAGCAAAGCGAACCGATGTAGCCGCAAAGAAGAAAGCGGGTTCTTCGATTAAAGGAAACTCAAGTTCCCCACCTGTTCCAAAAGGAACTCCTGAAGATTTGGGTGAGCTTATAGCTGGCATTGTAGATGGAGAGATAACATGAATAGGAGTGTACTATGGCATCAGCAAATAGTACGTTCACTGACATTGTCTCTACAACTCTACGTCATAGACGTAAGAAATTCTTTGACAATGTAACGAAGAACAACGCTCTACTTACCCGTTGTAATTCAAAGGGTAACCTTGAGCTTGTTCCTGGTGGACGTTCATTAGTTGAAGAGCTGGATTACGCTGAAAATTCTACCTACAAACGCTACAGTGGTTATGAAGTGCTTGACATTACACCGTCAGACACTTTCTCTGCTGCGGAGTTTGATTGGAAACAGGTAGCAATTGCAGTTAGTATTTCCGGCTTGGAACAACTGAAGAACTCCGGTCGTGATGCAACCATTAACCTATTAAAAGCCCGAATGAAGAATGCGGAACGCACGTTGGCTAACAACATGTCGACCGATATTTATTCTGACGGTACGGCTGATGGTTCAAAACAGATTGGTGGACTTCAGAAGCTAGTCGCCCAAGACCCAACCACGGGTACTGTCGGCGGCATCGACCGTGCCTCTTTCTCCTTCTGGCGTAACCAGACATGGGATTGCGACTCTGATGGTAGTGCTGCGATGAGCAAAACTACTGCTTTGGAGCATTTCACTGGATTATGGCTGAAGTGTACTAGAGGAACTGACAAACCTGACCTTATCGTCTGTGATAACAACTTTTATGAATACTTCCTGAGAAGTCTACAAGACATCCAGCGTATTGGTAAGAGTGATGTTGCCACAGCCGGTTTCCAAACAGTTAAATTCATTACAGCCGATGTTGTTCTTGATGGTGGATACGGGGGTGCTGCTCCTGGAACCACTCTCGGTGATGCAACTGGTTGTGCATACTTCCTGAACACAGATTACATTAGGCTACGAACACATTCCAAACGGAATATGACCGTTCTTTCGCCTGACCGTCACTCTGTGAACCAGGATGCGATGGTTCGATTGATTGGATGGGCCGGTAATATGACTCTGAGCAACGCATTTGTTCAGGGTGTAATGTTTGATTAAACCAAGGAGGGAATTATGCCTACATGGAAACCTGTAGAAAACCGCCTTGGTATCAAGGCGATGACTAATATCGACTCTTCCGACGAGTACGGAATTGGAACCATAATTAGAGCTAAAGACGCTACTAATGGTGATGGCGAATTTATGTATTGTACTGGCGTGGCTTCGTGTCTTGCTGGTTCTTTCGTACATATTAACGCTGACGACTTTAGTATTACATTAGCTGTTGCTGATGGCATTGGCCCAATGGGTGTAGCCCTTGGTGCCCTTGTTGCTGATAAATATGGTTGGGTACAAATCGGAGGTAAAGCATCTGGTCGTGCATTAGCCTCTTTTGCTGATAACGGAAACGTATATCTGACTGCTACAGCCGGATATGTTGACGACGCTGTCGTAGATGGCGATTACGTTAGAAACGCAAAGGGAGCCAGTGCTGTTGTTAGTGCTACTTCTCTAGCAGACTTTGAGCTTGCTAGACCATTTAGTACCGATGACCTTGAGACTGGGTCGTAACCTTAACCGAGGGGCTTCGGCCCCTCATTTCCTATTTGGAGGGCAATATGGAAGATGAAGTTTATGGTGGAATGATGCCACTAGATAAGAGTGTTTACTCTAGAGGCTATGCTATGGTCTCACATGGAGACGACACTAGCGTTCCCGTTATGTTTTGGAGCAAGGCAGTCAAACTTAAAGGCAGAGACGAGAACGGCAAGTTGGACCCAACAAAGGATAAATGGGTCAATAAGGACTATGTTAGAATTTTTGAAGTTGGTTCTAAGGATTATCAGGACCAAGTTGTAAATGAGCTTCATAAGAAGCGATGGCCTAATCAATGGCAAAAGTATCTCGATAAGGCAGAAGAGCAGTGGGATGGAACCCCACTAAAGGTCTGGCCTCAAGTAGATACTGCTATGATTAATAACCTTAATAGCCTTAACATTCACACTGTTGAACAGTTGGCAGATGCCAGTGATGGGTCTCTTGATAACATTGGTATGGGAGCTAGGGAACTTCAAAAACGGGCTAAAATCTTTCTTCAACTTCAAGTTGATGAAGCTATAGCTCAGAAACTTGCCAGTGACAATGATGAAAAAGATGAAAGAATAGCCAAGTTGGAAGCTCAGATTGCAGAACTTAGTAAGAAGAAGAGTCCTGGCAAACCCAGGAAGAGAAAAGTTGCACCTAAGAAGAAAACCGAAGCGGAACTGACATTAGAAAGGCTTGAGAGGGAAGCTGGAATAGTAAGGGAGGAGACTGAATGAGTTTGCTTACAATGCTAAAAGACGTTGCTGATGAGATTGGACTACCTCGGCCTACCTCAGTCATTGACTCTACAGACAATACAACTCGTCAACTGTTATCTCTGACATATAGAGTGTTGCATGATGTGCGAGTTAGAGTGGAGTGGCCGGAATTGACCAAAGAGCATTCGGTAACGCTTGTAGCAGACCAAGCAAACTATGCTATGCCGACTGACTTAGATTGGCAGTTGTATGAGACATACTGGAATGACGACCAAAACTGGGAAGTTTTCGGTCCCATAACAGCTCAAGACTGGCAAGAAAGAGTTAGGGGGGCAATCTCCACAGGGCCAAGGGAGCGTTTCAGGATTAAAGGAGTGCTTGATAACCAATTTTACCTTTGGCCCACCCCCACCACTTCTGAGGCTGATGACATAATTTACTTTGAATACCAGTCTACACAGGCTATGCGGCCCCAACTCTGGGTTGCTTCAACTGCT